TGGTTTCAAATGTTCTTCCTTTGTCGTGGTTGAGTAACCCTTTGACATTTTCAAGAAACAATATTCTAGGTTTGAGAATAGATGCGAACCTTGCGATTTCAAAGAATAGAGTTCCTCTCGTATCTTCGAATCCTCTTCTATTCCCTGCAATCGAGAAAGCTTGGCACGGAAATCCTCCACAGATAACATCGACATGTCCGATGGATTGAATAAACTCGTCTGATACGGTTGTAATGTCATGTAATTCTAATTCCCCCTTTGTGTCGTGAATTGCTTTATAACTCGCTCTTGCAAATTTATCAATTTCACAAAATCCAATGCACTGGTGTCCTGCAGCTTCCATCCCTAGACGGAAGCCACCGATACCTGCAAACAGATCTAAAAACTGCATCTAACCCTTCTTTCTACGCTTCAATACCACAAACACCGCTTTAACAATAATGTATAGAATTGCTACTAGCGAAATGAATAACTCGAACCCTAGCAAAATTAACATAGGTGAAAATGCAATCACCCAACTATATTGCAATCCGAATAGTTTTAAGATTGCCAACAATCCTGAAACACAGAATGCGATTAACCATAAAATAAATTTCATTATTACACCTCCACATATAACCGTTTAATTTCATCGCCAAAGAGTTCGATGGCTTTGACTGCATCGGATTCTTTTTTGAAGTAACCGAAAATATTGAAGTAGTCATAAAAAGCTGAATTTGTAATCAGAACATTTTTACTTTCTGCGTTTAAAATTAAGAAATATTTACGTTCAACATCTTCAAAATCTGCTTTCCATCCTCCATTACATTTATCCCTAAACATTTTGAAACGTGTTAATAACATTCTGCGTTCCGTTTCTAAGATTGCTTCTTTTGCGGTTTTGAATGCATTACCTAGCATTAAAGAGTGATAACCCCACTCCATTCTAAAAATGCACCCGTCACCATTAAGCACCCAGCATTTTTCCCCTTCTTTAAACGGGCAACACTCACGTTCTAATAAATCAATTTCTTTTTCTCTTTCTAGTGTGTTCATTATTTAACCTCCTAATTCGGGATTGATTGCTTCAAAACGAAAATCTTTATAAATTCTAACTTCTTTTCTTGCTACCTTTCCATCGATAACAGTAAGGTATTCTTCGAATTCCATATTTCTGTCAACTGCATACACATTAAAATCTAAATGGTACTTCTTGCTATCTTCAATAAGCATTTTTTCATTTACAACATTCCATGCTCGTTTGATATTGAGTGTTAAATAGTGAGTAACGTTTTCTCTTTCGTCATAAGGGAACAAAATAGATTCATCTTCAATAAAACATCGTTCACTACCTTTCAGGTGCAAATATCGTTTTTCGCTTTTCTCATACTCAAATGAATATTCGAATTTATCAAATTCTAATTTGATGTTTTGTCTCTCAATGTTATCTTCATTAGTGTAATCTATTAGTAAAATTTCATTTTCGATAAAATTGATTAGATTTTCTCTTTCCCCTCTTATTTTTAAATACCCTTCACATCAATTTGGCATTACTTAACCTCCCTTTCCATCAACACATCTTTATTTATTTTTATGATCACGTAAAATTTATCGCTCCTATAATCAACTGTAATATTTCTATAACCGAAATCATCAAGTAATTTGATTATTGCCCACTTTCTTTTTTCAGCTTGCAAGTTCCGTTCGATTTGCCTTTTGATATTGTCTTTTCTTTCTTGTTCTAATTGCTTCAACGCTCGTTCCAGAGGTGTACCTTCACGCTTTAATTTGTATAAATCGAGTACACACCAAAGCAAACCGATTAGACAAATACTAATTAATATTAAGTTAAAACGTAGAGGGTGTTTGATTATAAAATGTAGTATGGTCATTTATTCATCCTCCCTATTTATGAACATAGTAACCAGCGATTGCATCTAACATAAAGCATCCTTCGTGTTTAACAATTTCATTTTTATAGTTGTATTGTGTTCTGGCTCCTAAATAAATAAATTTCAGACGTTTTTCATCTTCAATACTGTATTCTGTTACACCATAGAATTCATATTTTTCTTGATTTCTAAAAATTACATGTAGTGTCATTTACCCACCTACTTTACAAACTGTTTAAAGAATACGATGTTCGGATACAAGAACGGGGAAACGATGCTTAAAACTAATAGTAAAGCAACTAAAACCATTAAAAATTTAGCGAGTGTTTTTAATCTTCTTCCTGCAGATTTTTTAACTTCTACTTCATTCCTATATGAATCCATTGTATAGTTCATATAATCCACAAACATAAAGATTATTATTCCAACTCCTGAGCACAATAGAATTGTTGAAACATTATTCATCACCGAATACCACACCGCTTCTGTTCTTAACTGTGGATAAATTTCTATTGCTTTTTCTGCACTAATTTGTAACCATTCGGCTATTTTATTTAAAATTTCGTTTTGCATTACTAGTCCTCCCGCACTTTAAATTCATTTATTGCATTCACAACAAAATCATCTGTCACAATTTCTTTTAGTAAATCATCAATTTGTTTTGAAGTTAAACGTCTTTCGCTTGATTTTTCTAACTGATACAACTTCGCTGCATCCCTAGCAGTTGATTTTGCAAACGATTCTAATAATATTGTTTGCGTTCCAATCGACAATTTCTTATTCTTGCATTTCTTAACTACTTTTAACTCATCAAACTTGTTTACTGATATAACACCTACTGTATGATTTTCTAATTTTCTTAAAAACCACGGTTCCTTACATATATCGTCATACAATTCTGTTGGCATCACAAAATAGTTTTTATGTCCATAAAATGATAATCTAGCGTTTGAATTTATATCCGATAAACTGGATTTGATTTCATAACAAGTTATCACCCCGTCTGATGTGATTGTCATATAGTCCACAAATTCTTGATTATCCGTAATGAATCGTTTGGTTTTCACACCACCTATCTTTACTTCTCTACATCCATAAGTTCCTAATTTGTTAGTATGTTTAAAGATTAGATATTCTATATGATTTGTAGTTTGTGATTTCATTCAATCATCCTCCAAATCTACATCTGGATCTATATGTTTATCTGGATAATATACTTTTGCAGCACCAAAATTTGAAATTTCATCAAGAACTGCTTGAAGTCGTTGCTTAAATTCTTCCGTTGTTTCTTCCCATAACATTCCTGCCATGTTGTCATATCCATCATCTTCCATACTGTCATATATCCACTCTAGTACGTCAGCTGCATCTACCTTTCGAACTTCTATTCGTGGTATATAGTACGTGTTTCTATCCGTTGGGTGATAAGTGTTCCATTCACGTCTTAAATCACACATAGGTGCTACGAAACAAGTATTTGTTTCTATATACCATTCTTCATTTTCTGTATCATTGATTGTTACTGTTTCCATAAGTCTTCTTCCTTTTCCTGTTCTTCCTCCCCATTCAACTCTTTAATCGCAAGCCCTAGATACGTTTGTGCTTTCATGAGGTCTTCCATTTCTTTACCCTTGCTAGGCGCACGTAGGACGTATTTAATCACGTTACCAATTAAGTAGCTTACATGCGAATTTTGGTATTTCGGTAAGAAGTTTTTCATGACCTCGATTGCTTCAAGTCCGTACACTCCTTGATAGTGCTGTGGATGTTTAACCGCTTCGTGTTCTAATCGTGCTTTTGTTAGTGGGTCGTGTAAGTCTGTACTAGGCATGTGGTTCCTCCTTTAAATCGAAAATTCGTTGTAAGACATTATCCCGTTCTTCTAGATTCGAAACCCTTATTAAACCATCAGTAATCGGTGTGCTGTAATCGATTACCCAATCACCATTCTTACGAAATTTTATAACCGCAATTTCAATACAAGCTTCTTCAAAACGGTAACGTTCAATCACACTAGCTCCATAACCATTTGGAAATTTATACACCGTTTGTGGATACCTAATGAATCCGCCAAATTCTATATAGTCTTTGAATTGTTCGACATAAGTTAAATCCATCTACTCACCCTCCACAAACAATTCTTTGATTTCGTCACCGAATAGGTCGATAGCACGTTTGGTATCTTGTTCATTTTTGAAGTAGCCGAAAATCGAAAATGAATTTGTCACAAAAGACCAAAATGCTTTAAACTCTTTATCTTCTGTGTCGTAATTAATTTCCCATTTTTTATCACGATTACTCCAATCCGCCTTCCAATTCCCATTACATTCATCTCTGAACAATCTGAATCGTGTAAGCAAGTTTCTGCGTTTTGATTCTAGTTCGGCTTCTTTTTCAGTTGGAAATGTGTTGCCGATTTTAAATCTACCATCATCCTCTAAACAGTCACACCAATATTCGTTGTCGATATTTCCATCATCAAATAAAAACCAATAATCATCCCCATCCTTATACGGGCATTTCATTTCCCGTCCGTTTTCCAATTGGTCGATTTCTGCTTTCATTTCTTTTAGCTTTGCTTCTAAGTCTGCTGCTTGTTGTTTTAGTGTTTCCAAATTTGTCATTTTGTGTCCTCCTGTTCATGGATTGAGTATTTAAACATAGATTCAAATCCTTTGCGCATTTTTTCGTCAAGTTTTTCTTTTACCATTTCCGTTACTTTTTCTATTCCGTGTTCATCAATCAAATCCCAATCTACATACACATCATAATAAGTGTCGAAATTTGAATAATTAGTTGCAGTTGGTAAAAGATTAATTTGTTCAATTCCTAACTTATCCCTTAGATTTTTAAACGCTAACTTCCACAGCGCATCGTCAAAAGGAATGATTTTAAAATAGCATTTGGATTCATATACGAATTTATCCATCTACTCCACTCCCGTATTTAGATTGATGACGTGGGATCGGTTAGAGTCAACTGTTGTATAAACCTGCTTTTCGCACCCGTAACTATCATATTCTGTTACTTTAACCGTTACTGCTTCAGCTTCCACAGTAGGAAAAATCACGATTGGATTAACTCTTGAAGGTACGTTGTTAGGTACTTCGATTGAAATAGTTTTTGGTGATACTCGATTACCAATTCCAATTTTATAATTAACTGTCACGTTGCTGCCTTTAGCAAGTATGTCTTCTACTTCTTCCACGCTTTCTTTTACGTGATGTGCGAATCCGTTTTTATCAATTACCACAGTACCAAAACCTGATTCATGCATTTCGTAATCTTCGACATTCTCACTACTAATAAATAGCGGTTCAGATTTAATCTCTCTTAAAAAAATCATTTATTCCCCTCCGCTTCATGAATCATCGCTACGATTTGTTCGGGTGTTTCTTTGACATGAAATTCTGTTCTATCCATTCTGATTAACGAATGACCTCCTGCATTTTCGTATTTTTCAATAACTGAAATGTTATCAATATTCATGTAAATTTTTCTGTTAAATAATTCTGTTAATTCAATAATTTTCATCTACTTTTCCTCCTTCACAAAAATACCGTTCACGACTTCACCTTTTCTATTTTTAATTTCGTGATACGCTGATTCAATACATGCTTCGTAATCTAATCCTTGTTGCAAGCAGAATCCAATCAATACCACAGTAATATCTCCGATTGCATCGATAACTTCTGTTCGATTCTTATGCTTGTATGTTTGTTTTAACTCCAGCATTTCTTCTTCTAGTTTGATTAATTGTCTACCACTTTCCTTCGTGTGTAAGTCACGATCAATAAACCATTGTTCGATTAGTGGTTTTAGTTCTTTAAATGTCATTCAATCCCTCCTAGTCTTTAATTCCTTCTAACCCATCCACGATTTTACTAATAGCATCATTTAAAAATGGTAAAGATGATATCGCTAATTCAGATTCCACTTTTTTAACGCCCATGCAAGTTGATAACATTCTTCAAGCGAACTTGCTTCTCCATCGCCTTCAACTTTAAATTCTTTTTCATCAAACATTATCGTTACTGTTTTCATTTAATTTCTCCGTTACTTTTAATGAATCTAATAAATCTTTTCTGTTAATGCTTATCATGATGTCTTTATCCATTGGGATAAAAAATGGAAAATGCTTTTTAATTAAAATTTCTTCCATGTCTCTCATTGCAAAAGTTAACTGATGAATTTCAAAATGCGAATCAACTTTATCTAAACCTTTAATTTCCCAAGTATCCGAATTATATTCAATCGTTATTCTTTTCATTTAATACCTCCAATATTTCTTCTACCGTTTCTTCTACTGTGTATTCATGACCGTTAGTTAGTAAGATTCTTGTTCCGTATTCTTCTTCTTCGACCACATTGTTCAACGAATAAAGTCGTCCAACTACGTACGTTATCACCGATTCAATCAATTCATATTTCAAAAGCAATGGTTTACCGTTCGTGCTTGTTAATTTTACGAATGTCATTCAATCCCTCCATCCATTTTGAAAAGTTAAACCTTACTGGATACCCGTATAAAAGATTTGTTACTAACTGTTTAGCAAACCATTCAATAAACTTAGGGTCGATTTCATCAATCAACTTTTCTTTAGAAGAAATCTCGATGTTCATTCTGAAATCTTCACACACTCCAGTAACGGTTTTCTTTAAGCCTACATTTCTGTCGCATATATCTTCCACGAAATAGTTAGAGAAAGTTTCTAATTCTTTATCTTCTAATAAACTTCTTCCAGTTCTTTTTTCGTGCCTTTCCACCACCAGCATCCCAATATGCCGATAGCGTTTCTGTACTTCCATCGGGTCTAAAAACATTCAATCCCTCCCAATCTCTTTTAAAAAATAGAACACAATTAGTAATGCTATTGCGATGATTTTTAGCATTAACACCCTCCCTTATGTGTCGTCTTACATTTTGGTGTGCAAATCCAACGTTTGTTATGTGCATTCTCTGGTTGATTGCTTACTAATTCTCCCGTTTTCTTATTCAGCAATCGTCTTTCACCGTTATGCATCACGAAATAGTTAAGTGGACTTTCTTTGAACACTGCGCACCATTTGTTTTCTACCCACGCTAGTTTCACACCGTTGTTTTCTTTTGTTTTTACTTTCACCTTTACACCTCTCCCATAATGCTTCTAATTTAATCATATTCGCCCTGTACGCAATTTTTAGTTTGTAGATAGCTATTTATACGTCTGGTAGCTAAAATTGATTCTAGGGGCTGTTTTGAGCAAAATTTAATCACCTGTTATTTATTAACTCTTTCGCATCATCCACGCTGCGAACAACTCCTGCAATAAACCCATAAGATTGCATTCGTTCTAAAAACTTCTTTTGTTCTGGTCTAACTCTTCCCGTTTCTGTTTTCACTTCCACAAAGATAGCCTTACCATCTTTTTTTCTTACTCCGAACAAATCAGAAAACCCTGTTGGTAATCCTGTATCGAAATATCTCCCGTCTATCATTCGTACCTTACCGACATTCGCACGGAATATCACACATTCCTTTGATAACTCCACACGAATCTGATTCATTAATGCTGTTTCTGGATTCATATACACCTCTTTAGTTTGTGAACTTTTTTAATTTGTCATTTTTTCTGTGTAAGGTCATGCTCGGTTTACTGCTGTTTCGAAAACCTCTTA